TACTCAATTTGCTCAGGTAGGTATTATTAAAAATCCAAAGGAGTATGCTTCTGGGATAACAACTTATACTGGATCTACTTTTTCATCTTTATATGGCATTAAGTTGGATGATGGATATACGGGCACTCCAGTTATTGGTCAAAAAATTACACAAACACAATCATCCACGCAGATAGCGAAGGGATATATTGCATCTTATGATAGTGATACAAAAGTTCTTAAGTATTATCAAGATAGATCTTTATATTTCAGCAATTCTTTAAATGAAACTGACGGAAATAATGTTAGTGTTGTTTCAAACATTGTATCCTTTAATAGTTCAAATTCTATAGTTTTCCAGGATACTACAAACACAACTGTTTCTGCAGGATTCACGGGAAGTACTTCTAACGGAGTAAGTTTGGGAGTTAATTTTACATCGGGTCTTTCTAATCCAGAGATAAATAAAAAGACGGGTGATATTATCTATATTGATAATAGACCAGTTGTAGAAAGAAACGTAAGACAAAAAGAAGACATTAAAATCGTTCTGGAATTCTAAAAAAGATGGCACAAAAAACAGACTTAAACATCAACCCATATTTTGATGATTTTGACTCAGAAAAAAATTTTTACAAGGTCTTATTTAAGCCAGGATATCCAGTTCAAGCAAGAGAGTTAACAACTCTTCAATCAATTTTACAAAATCAAGTTGAATCTTTTGGAAGTCATATTTTCAAAGATGGAACTGTAGTAAGACCAGGAAATATATCTTATGATAATCAATTTTACGCTGTAAAATTAAACCAAACTAACATTGGTGTAGATGTTTCTGTTTATATTAATAATTTCATAGGTAAAAAAATAACAGGTCAAGTATCAGGAACAACAGCAAAAATTCAATATGTTGCTTTTCCAGATGGTGCAGAAGTTGAAGACCTGACAATTTATGTAAAATATTCTAATTCTAACAACAATTATTCCTTTAATCAATTTCAAGATGGAGAAGCATTAGTCGCTGATGAGAACGTAACATATGGAAATACAACAATTAATGCGGGAACTCCATTTGCAACTTTAATTTCTCTAAATGCAACTTCAGTAGGTTCTTCAGCGTCTATTGGGGAGGGAACATATTTTGTTAGAGGTTACTTTGCAAATGTCTCCAAGCAAACTATCATTTTAGATAACTATACAAATACTCCATCATATAGAGTTGGTTTAAAAGTTGAAGAGACAATTGTAAATGCAAAAGACGATTCTTCTCTTTATGATAATGCCAAAGGATTTTCCAATTATTCAGCACCTGGTGCCGATAGATTTAAATTAAATCTTGTTCTTTCTAAAAAATTACTGAGCGATAAAAATGACACTGATTTTATAGAATTACTGAGAGTAGATAATTGTAAGATAAAGAAAATTGATAATAAAACTGATTTTAATAGATTTCAAGATTTTCTTGCAGAAAGAACATATGAAGAGTCTGGACACTATTCTATAGAAGACTTTGATATTTCTGTCCACAATTCTTTAAATGATAAGTTAGGTAATGATGGTATATTCTTTAATACGCAAACGACAGATCAAGGAAACACTCCATCAGATGATTTGATGTGTGTAAAAGTTTCTCCGGGAGAAGCTTATGTTGCTGGTTATAATGTAGAAAAAATTTCAAATACAATTATTGACGTTGAAAAACCAAGAGATATTGAAACTATCACATCTCAAAATATTCCGTTTGAGATGGGAAATCTTTTAAGAGTTAATAATGTAGAGGGAGCACCACAAGAAAAAGGCACAATTGCTCTTATTGATAGACCCAGAGCTGAATCTGGAATAACGACAATTGGTGATGCTAGAGTATATACTTTTAATTTAACTGATACTGTATATGAAGATGATTCAACAAATTGGGATTTATATTTGTATGATATTCAGACATATACATCTCTTACATTAAATACTCCTGTAGGTCCATTAGGATTTACAACCTCAACATATATTAAAGGAAAGAGTAGTGGTGCTAGTGGATATGCCGTAGATTCTGGATCTGGTAGTATTATCTCTTTAAGACAAACATCCGGAACATTTTCTGTTGGAGAACAACTGATTGTTAATGGAATTGATGCTTCTGCAACTGTCAGTGCTGCAACTGTTTATGGAACAAAAGACATTAAATCTGTTCAACAGTTAGGTGTTGTAGGATTTTCTACTTTTAGAGCAGATTCTCTGTTAGAAGAATTTGATTTGCCAAATGGTATTACTGGAGGAACTATTAGTGGTGGTAATACACTGGTAAGTCCAGGAAAAGTGTTTACTGGGGTTAAAGTTGGAGATATTATTCGTTATCAGACTACAACTGGTGATGAAACTTTTAATAGAGTAACAGCAAATAACACTACATCACTAACGATAGCATCTTTAACTAGTGTTTCTGGTGTATATACTGGAGCAGTAACTAATGGAACGTATTCTTCTATTAAACTGGGAGTTCCTGTTATTCAAAATCAAGATGCTGGTTATCTCTATACAGAATTACCAGAAAAAAATATTCAATCCGTAAATCTTTCGGGTTCTACTTTAGAAGTATCATCACAAATTACTGGAGGAACTACTACCGCTGGTGGTGTTTTGGAATTTAATTTAGCTGATACTGGACTGACAGATTCATTCTTTAAATCATTCAATAATCAAAGATATTCAGTACATTATACTGGTGGTGCAATTGGTACTGTTACGTCAGATGCATTTAGTCTTGCGAGCAATATAGTTACTATAAATGGATTAACTGCATCTCAATCAAAAATTGTAGTCAATACAACTCTCACTAAAAATAATATACAGAGTAAAGTAAAAACTTATACTAGAAGCACCACACTAGATGTAGCATTTTCTAAGTATCAGCAGTCTGGTGTTGGTGTAAATACATCCATTAATGATGGTCTTACCTATAACACAAGCTATGGATTAAGAGTTCAAGATGAAGAGATTTCTTTAAATTATCCAGATGTAGTAAAAGTTCTTGCCGTTTATGAATCTTTAGGAACAACGGCACCAACTTTAGATACAATCCAGTTTGCAGATTCTTCAATCGTTACAAACGCTGTTATTGGTGAAAATATAACAAGTACTCAAAATAATGCTATTGCGAGAGTAGTATCCAAACCATCCGCAACCACTCTTGCAATTGTTTATTTAAATCAAAATAAATTTACTTCATCACAATCGGTATTTTTTGAAGAAAGTAATGCCACTACTAGCATTCAAACGGTGACTCCAGGATCTTATAAAAATGTAACTAATTCTTTTGAACTTGATAAGGGACAAAAAGAGCAATATTATGATTACTCCAAACTTGTAAGAAAATTAGATTCTGCTATACCATCAAGAAGATTAAAAGTAATTTTTGATCACTACACCGTCTCATCTGGTGACAATGGTGATGTATTTACTGTTCTTAGTTATGATGATGAAAGATTCTTGGAGGATATTCCAGAAATTGGTCCAGACAAAGTAAGAGCAACTGATACTTTAGACTTTAGACCAAGAGTACCACAATTTACAGATACTGACAAATCACCATTTGATTTTGATTCAAGAACTTTTACAAATGATAATGGAACTTTACCAAAATTAATTTTAAAACCAGAAGAACAATCTTTATTGGGATATTCATATTACTTACCACGAATTGATAAAATTTTATTAGATAATTTTGGAAACTTTATTGTCAAAAAAGGTGTTTCTTCAAAAAATCCAAAAGCACCAGTAAACTCAAATCCAAACAAACTTATGGATTTGGGCACTATAACTTTACCAGCATATCTTTATTCTCCAGATGATGCTTCTATTTCTCTTGTAGATAATAGAAGATATACCATGAGAGATATTGGAGATCTTGAGGATAGAATTGAAAATCTTGAGAAGGTTACATCATTGTCCTTGTTAGAGTTAAGCACACAAACTACTCAAATACAAGATGCTGATGGTAATTTGAAATATAAGACGGGATTTTTTGTTGATGATTTTAAAGATGATTCTTTAATTAACTTAGATGTATCGTCTATTCAAGTAGATCCAGATGAGCAAGAATTAACTCCAATCATTAGTAGAAATACATTAAAGAGTCAAATTGCTCCACAAACAGATACTTCTAGTGAAACATTAGATTTTTCTCAAAACTTTGATCTATTAGATTCTAATGTAAAGAAAACTGGTAATGCAATCACTTTGACATATAGTAATGCTGATTGGATTGAGCAGTTATTGGCTACAGGTTTTGAAAATGTAAACCCATTTAATATTGTTTCTTATAAGGGATTTGTTAAACTTTCTCCAGCGAATGATAGTTGGATAAAGACTATTAAATTGCCCAAAGGCGTATTTACTTTCTCGGGCAACGATCAGTATATGCGTTCCAGAAATACACAGTTCTCTGCAACAAACTTACTTCAATCAACTCAGTTCTATCAATTCTTTGATGGAAACAGTGGAGTTGATTTCATACCAAAATTATTAGAAATCGCTACAAATGATACGTTGTCAACTTATGGTTCTAATGGAACTTTCCAAGTGGGTGAAACTGTCATTGGATATGATGAAAATGAGACTGTTATAAAGTTTAGAGTTGCCAATTCAAATCACAAAACAGGTGCATACAATTCACCAACAACAACTTTTGGAACAAATCCATATGCTACAAATGAAACTTTGTCTTCTGCATATAGCCAATCATCCAAAGTGTTAAATGTTGACACACTTGCATTGTCCGAAGAAGCACAAGGTAGATATTTTGGTTATGTGACTGAGGGCACTAAGTTGGTTGGACAAACTAGTGGTGCTATAGCATATGTTAAAGATTTACGTTTAATCAGTGATGAGCATGGTGATTTAATTGGATCATTCTTCTTAAGAGATCCAAATGCAACTCCACCCCCAACAGTAAGAATTACTACTGGAACTAAAACTTATAAACTTACAAGTAGTTCGTCGAATGA